CAAAACAACTAAGAGCAGCAGGTGTAGGTGATGATAAGAATTGCGGATGTGGTCAGACACCCTGCAAGACTTATGGAAAGAAAAAGAAAATGAAGGAAGAGATGAGTGCCTCAGATATGATGTCAGGTAAAAAACCACGTTATCTTGATAATCCGCAATCACCATTTGTCATTAGAACTGGAACAAGCACAAACGCTAAAGGAGAAAAAATTAACTGGGAATCTAGATATAATAAAAAAACTGGTAGTACAAGATTTTCTAATACGAAAGATGGGAAACCATATGGAGACACTACAGTACGTGATAGGAAAGGTTTTATAAGAAGAGAGTTGAAGGATTCAAGAGAGTTTTCTGATTGGAGACAGGAACTTGATGAGAAGTGTTGGAAGGGATATGAAAAAAAGGGTATGAAAACAATGTTCGGTAAGAGGTATCCAAACTGCGTAAAAAAGACTAAGAAGGAGGAGTTAGAGGTCGAAACTCCTTCTTTGGAAGAAACTGCAGATGTCAAACCACTTGATGTATTGCTAAAGAATGCGATACCAAAGGTTGATAAAAAGAGAAAAACTGATCCTAACATGACTCCTGACATGTTAAAAAGATATCGTGAAAATATGAATGCATCTTATCAACCAGAAGGTGAATTGGTTGAAAAAAAGATGACAAAAAAAGATATTAAAAAACGTGATGAGATTGCTGATGCAATTAGCACCAAAGATATGAAAGATAGATATGGTGATAAGAATGTAAAGTATGCAATTGCAACTAAAATTGTTATGGATAAAAAGAAGAAGAAAAAGAAAAAGAAAAATATGAATGAGCAGTTAGGAGCGTTGAAACAAAATCTTGCACAAAGACAATTAGCACAATCTAATATGGAGAAAATAGGAAATAGCAGAGTAAAAATAACGAAAACAACAGGGACTGGTGCTGGTGGATTAAAAAATATGGAAGTCTCTGATTCTGGAACTGTTGGAAAATTTATGCAGGATAAGATAAATCAATCAGGTTCTGGTATGACTGCAAATAGTTTAGGTGTTGGTAATGTAGGAAAGTTTGTATCTAATAAAGCGGGTGAGGCATTAGATTCTAATAGCACAATACCTACAGGTATTAAAAATGAACTAAAAAAAGGTTTACAAGATAAAGCACTTAAAATAAATCAAAATGTACCAGGCACTGATGCATTTAAAATGAAAAATATTGCAATGGGAATAAATCAAAAAAATCTAAAAGCATCATATGATATGGATAAGAGTGTTATTGAAAGTGATTTAATTATTCAAGATTGGAAAAAAGATGATATTAAATACACTGAGGTGGAGGCAGTTGATATTATCAAACCACAACCAATAAAACCAACATCTTCTAATTGGAGAGATGAGTTAGATGAAGATTGGCAGAAAGTCAATCGTAAAGATAAGACAGATGGTTTGAGCAAAAAAGCAGTTAAGGCGTATCGTCGTGAGAATCCTGGTTCTAAATTAAAGACTGCTGTGACAAAAGATCCAAAGAAACTAAAGAAAGGTTCTAAGGATGCAAAGAGAAGATTATCATTCTGTAGAAGAATGAAAGGTATGAAGAAGAGACTTACATCAGCAAAAACTGCAAGAGATCCTGATTCAAGAATCAATAAGGCATTACGTCGTTGGAACTGCTGATAAAGAAAAATGAGTGAAGTCTATCTTGGTAATCCAAATCTAAAAAAAGCAAATACACCGATTGAATTTACGAAAGAGAACATTCAAGAGTTCATGAAGTGTAAAGATGATCCTGTTTATTTTGCAAATAACTATATTAAGATTGTATCTCTTGATGAGGGATTAGTTCCTTTTCGGCAATATCCTTTTCAGAAAAAACTTATTCAGAACTTCCATGAGAAC